TGAAGTACCTAAATTATTAGACGCTATTACGGCGGCTTCTTACTATTCTTCCGCCGATGTAGCCGATTTAGGCGAAGCACTATCTAAATGTAGTGCAGCGGCTTCCGGCATGAATCAGAATGTATACGATACGTCGGCAGCCTTAGCCGTATTAGCTAATTCCGGCGTTAAAGGTAGCGAAGCTGGTACGGGCTTATCTAACATCTTCGAAAGAATGGCAAACCCCGCAAACGTCGCAAATCTTACTGGTATAGGCGTACAAGTCTTCGACGCAACCGGTAAAATGCGTAGCTTAGTCGATATCGCTACTGACTTCGATGAAAAGACTAAGAATATGACGGGCGCGCAAAAACAATATATCGCATTACAAGCCTTCGGCGACGTAGGCGGACGCGCCTTCGCTAAATTAGCCGGCAACGCTGAAGAATTTAGAAAACAACAGAAACAAATAGCCGATAGCCAAGGCACTATGAATAAAGCCTATGACGACATGAATCAATCATTAGGCAGTAGTATTCAGTTAGCTAAGAATAGCGCCATGGCTATTTTATATAAGTTAGGCGAAAAGCTAGCGCCCCAAGTTAAGCAAATCAGCCAATATATCGCCGATTTAGCTAAAAAAATATCTAGTACAAATGACGGCACCTTAGACTGGGTAATTACTATCGGTAAATTAATAGTCGGATTATATGCCGGCTTTAAAATTATCGGTACTGGATTAACTATCTTTTCTAAGATTGCTGCTAATATGAATACTATTAAATTAGTATTTAACGTCGTTAAAATTGCCGGAAGTGGACTATTTAAAGCCCTTATTATCGGTATCCGCGCCGTAAGTGCTGCATTTATGAGTAATCCTATCGGCTTCGTTATCGGCGCTATCATTATAGCCATTACGTTACTTTGGTACAACTGGGATACAGTTAAAACCTATTTAATAGCTGGCTGGGAAATGATTAAAGCTGCATTTAACGCCGCCGTATCATGGTTTACCGGTACGATAGTACCTGGCTTTACTTCCGCTATGCAAGCATTAGGCGACTTCTTCGGCAACATATGGGAAGGTATTAAATCCGGCGTATCCGGCGCGTGTGAATTTATTCGAAGTACAATTAATACTATTATAGGCGTTATTAATGGATTATCCTTTACTATCCCGGACTGGGTACCAGGATTCGGCGGTAAACAATTTAGTATGAATATACCGCTATTATTTACTGGTACAGATGACTGGAAAGGTGGTTTAGCTAAGATACATGATCAGGGCGGTGAAATTGTAGACCTTCCTTCCGGTACTAGAGTTATGCCACATGATAAATCAGTAAGGGAAGCCCGCGAAATGGGTAGACGTGAAGCGATAGTATCTAATAACAAAACATCTAATACTATTACTATTGCTAAATTAGCCGATTCGATTACAGTACGCGAAGAAGCCGATATCGATAGAATCTTAACCGGTTTAGTTAATAAGTTACAAGTACACGCAATTAATACAATGGAAGGGGCTGTATAGAATGTCATTATTTACGAGTAGCACAATCGAAACTATCGTTAATAAAGGGCTAGCGCAATTATTTAACCTAAATACATTAGCCAATACAGCCGAAGACGGACAAATTATTTTAACGGGCAAGACCGGTAGTATTACGTTACCGGTACCGCCGCCGTCTTATTCCGTTAAAGTGGCTAATAATAATAGTATCGTTAATATTCAATCATTAGGCGAAATCAATATGATAGGTAAGACCGGGCTACAAAAGATATCCTTTAGTACTTTCTTACCAGGAATCGACAACACCTTTGTAAACGCAGTCGATACATCGGACTATATTAGTCGTATTAATGCACTACGTACCGCAGATACCTATTGTCATTTAACGATAGTCGGTACGAATGTAGATTTAGACGTTACTATCGATTCTTTCGACTATGAAGAAGCGTCGCCGGTAGGTGATATCGATATATCTTTATCGTTTACCGAATATAAACATATCGGCGATACTAACAAACAAATCGAAGATAAAACCGGACTTAATAAGCGTAAAATTACGGCGCTTGATAAAGTAAAAGCTAACTTAGTATATCGTAAAGGTGATACGCCATTAACCTTCTTAAATCGTGCAATCTCTAAAACAGATAATCGCGGTTTAGACGTAAACCAGGCGAAATACTTATCGTATGCTAAAACTTTAGTCAAGACGGCAAGCAGTAAGAAAATATCCTTCAACCCTGGCGACTTAATCAATATTCGAAAGAATAACGATAATTCATTATCGGCAGTCGTTAATAGTAAGGAATTTCCATTAAAAGAATCTTCGTCTAAATTTAATAGCCCGCCAAAGGTGAAATCATGAATAAGTTTAAGTTTATGATAAACGATACCGACGTAACAGATTACATCATATCTTTTACGTGGTCAGGCGATAACCAAGAAGCAGCTAGGAAAGTAGAATTTACTATCGCTTTTAATAATGTTACTAAGGATAGTACCTTTACGAATCCTAAAATCGAAATCGGCGATAGTGTAACTGTTAAATACATCGAAGATATATCGTCTTTGGAATCCAAAGAGATTATCTTATTCAAAGGTAAAATATGGGTACATAACCGCAATACGCAAGGTTACGATAAATCATTTACCGCGTACGATAATCTAATATATCTAGCTAAGTCTAAGCTAAATAAGAAGTTTAAAAATACGACTGTACTAGATGATTTGAAGCAAGTAGCCAACGAATGGGGCTATAAAATTGTTTTAGACGAAGGCGTTAAATTAGACGCTAAAGGTGATTTTATAGCCGACGGCATGACGGCTACGGAAATATTCAAAAAGGCGTTATCCTTACAATCGGCAAAAGATAATAATAAATATTCCGTTATGGCTATCGATGAGAATAATAATATCGTTATCGGTAACAATGCGACGAATCATATCGCTAATTTTTCGCTATCGGATAAGACTAATATTATGTCTTCATCGCATGGCGAATCTATCGAAAATCTTGTAAGCCTAGTATATATAGCTGATAATAACGGCGATACCTCACCGGATCGCGTCGTAAAAGGCGAATGGGCTTACGATAAATTCGGTAAAGTAACCGATATCTATAAACCTGATGAAAAAGTCGATACTAAAACGGCAGCTACTAAATTACTACATTCCGTAGATATCGACGCCAGCTTAGACGCAATCGGTAATATCTATTGCGTGGCTGGTAAGTCAATAGAGATACAAGAAGAAAACTTAAAAGGTAAATTCTTCATTAAATCAGATTCCCATACATTCAGTAACGGGCAGCATACGATGAATTTAACTTTAGACTTTACGCAGGTACTTAAATAATCTTTTAAAAGAAAGATACTTGATTATGAATGAAACACCTGAAAGCCAACTATTCGGCATACTTAACGGCGTCGCTAAGAATAACCAACCGGAAACAATTCAGATAGGCAAGGTATTAGCGCCGCCGCCGAATATCAAAGTACAATATAAAGACTTTATTTTAGAAAAAGAAGACGTATGGATTAGCGAATATCTATTAATTGGATATGAAAGGACGGCGAAAGGTACTATCGTATCTGAAACACAACCGCGCGGCGGTGGTGGTGGTTACGCTGCATACGCTAGCCATACGCATGATATTAATAATCCGTATACCGATAATATCATCTATACGGATACATTAAAGCCAGGCGAATACGTATCGATTATGCCGATACAACAAGTCGAAGGCACGACACAACAATATATTATTTTAGATAAAATAGTACATTTATAGAAAGGGCATATATGGCTAATCCTTTTATTAATAGTACGGCTGATACAGTCGTATCGACAAATAAACTACCATACCTTACAGAATATGCCTGGGATTTTGTAAACGATAGATTTTTAAAAAATGCCGACGGGCAGCATATTATAGTTACCGAAAACGAAGCATTAAAAGTATGGATCTATAAAACGCTGAAGACGGAAAGATTTAGATACGTCGCGTATCATGATTCCTACGGCATTGAGTTAGAAAAGTATATCGGACAAAACAACATTAAAAATGTAGGTGAAATGATTAAAGCCGACATAAAGGAAGGATTATTAGTGAATCCCTATATCGTATCTATCGACAATATGACTATTACGAAGCAAGAAGACGATATTATCGAAATTACGATTACACTTACATCTATTTATAAAAAGACAACGTATAAGGTGGTGATTTAATGCCTGATATATTTAGCGCGCAAGACGTTAATACGATTCAAAAAAGATTAGTCGACTATATCAAACAGCACGGCACGGAAGAAAGTGTTATCGAAGGTACGTTTAAACGCGATATCGTTAATAGCACCGCCGAAGAATTTAAAAACGTCTATTTTGAAATGGATATGTTACGCGACGCCTTCTTCGCGTCGACTTCCTGGGGCGATTACTTAACAGAAAAATGTAAAGACTTCGGAATCGATAGAAAGTTAGCCGCTAAGGCTAAAGGCGTAGTAACTGTTAAAGGTAACGCCGCTGCATGGATTCCGAAGAAATCATTATTTCAATCTGTAACCGGACATAAATTCTATACTACCGAAGAATCCTTTATCGAAGATAACGGCACGGCAACGATACCAGTCGAAGCCGAAAATGCCGGATCAGAATACAATATCGAAGCCGATATGATTACGCTTATTCCGATGAGTATAGGCGGCGTTACATCGGTTACGAATCCTAAACCAACTTACGACGGATTCGACGAAGAATCAGACGAATCATTATATCAACGATATAGCGACTATATCCGTACGCCGGCAACTTCCGGCAATATCTACCACTATAACAACTGGGCGACTTCTGTAGTCGGCGTCGGTGGCTGTAGAGTTACCGAATTAGTCGACGGCGCCGGCACTGTAGGCGTAGCAATCGTCGATAGTAACGGCGATAAAGCTAGTAATGATTTAATAGCAAAAGTAAAAGCATATATCGAAACAGTCAGACCAGCCGGCGCAAAAGTTATAGTATCGACACCGGATATTATTACTATCGATATCGTCGTTACCGGCGTAGAAGGTACCGGCACTGTAGATTTATTTAAAGAAGGCTTAACGAAATACTTTAAGAAAAACGGCTTTAAAATTAATAAAGTAACGCAAGCCGATATAGTTAAACAATTATTTAACGCTGGTTATACAGACTTTTCTTCTTTATCTATTAATAATAAGAATGATTCTGTACAGCTAAACGGAAAACTACCGAAGATTGGAAGCGTGAATATAAATGCCTAGATTTGATAAAAGTATCGGTACTGACTTCATGCGCCAGGAAGATACGAATATATTAAGATATCTTCCGGACTTCCTAGAAACGTCTACGACTTTTAAATTAGTAGGGGATTCACAATCAGCGGAACACGATAAGCAAAAGGAAGCCTTATTAGATTTGTTTAACCAATGTTTTATATCTACCGCTACATGGGGATTAACGCTATGGGAAAATGATTTATTTTTAAAAGTCGATGAATCCGATTCCGTTGAGAATCGAAGACGTCGCATATGGAATAAGTTACAGTCTAAAAAGACTTCGACGATACAGTTTTTAACCGACTTACTTAATGAATACGTAGAAGATAAAGACGGCGATATCGACGAAATCTACGATAGATACCAGCTAGAATATCACATTAAAGACGGCAGTATCACAAATTGGACGGATTTATTATCGGCTATACATCAATGGAAGCCGGCACATCTAGGATTTTATTTTATTACTCATACCGACTTAGGTGAATCCGTTTATTTTAGTGGCGTCGTATCGGACTACGAAGAAATCTATATTCCGTGTGACGCTGATTACGCTATGAATATAGATAAAACGGAAGCCGATTATATTAATGACTTATCGAATCATAGTAGATTTTAGAAAGGACATTTCATATAATGCCTAATAAAACAGGGGATTTCTTACCCCTTCAATTAACAAATGCCGGGCGTGATATGCTGACACAAGGGCGCGCCGGTCATGTATTAACCTTTACTAAAGTAGCTATCGGCGACGGCACGGCAACCGGTACGGCTATCGATAATTTAACAGCACTAAAAGGACATAAATTATATATTCCGATTGCTAAGAATGAAACAGTACACGCCGGACAAATGCGGTTACAGTTTAGAGTTAATAATAAAGTCGTTACTTCCGGATTCTATTTTAGAGAAATCGGACTTATGGCAAAAGTAGATAACGGCGAAGAAAAATTATATGCTTATACGACTTGCGGCGATAAAGCGCGTATGATTTACGATAATACCTATCCTATTCAAGAAAGAGTAGTTAATATCGATACAGTAACCGATAACGCGCCTAATGTAAGAGTTATCCTTGATTGGTCGATAGTATACGCTACGCAAAAAGATATTATCGACATGATTAAGCCACATAAAGAATTATCCGAATTGGATCACCCGGACGAATCCGTAACGACTAGAAAATTAAAAGATAAATCTGTTACCCTTCCTAAGTTAGCCGATGACGTAAACGATTTACTTCAAAAAACATACGTTAAGAAATCCGGCGACACTATGACGGGTAATCTTACACTAACTAATAATAGCGAATTATTTATCGCTGCTGCTGGTGGCAATCATTCTATATCTAATACTAGTAATAATCTTAATTTAGGTAATCCGGCAATTACTAAGGAATCTAACTTATGTAGTAAGAATCGTCCTAACTGGGATAATGGTACGGATAAAAAATTAATAGCCCTTGAAGAAGACGTTATTAATGAAACTAGAAAATACTTACCATTAACCGGCGGCAATTTAACCGGTGATTTAAATGTAGCTACAACTATTACGGCTAGAGGTAAAGACCTTGTAAATCCTTTAAACGGAAATGCACAAATAAAAAGCATTATTGACTGGGATAAGATGAAGCAAGTATACGGGTCAACTATGACGAGTACACAAGCTATTATTAAAGGCAAAAATACAACGATTACATATCCTAATTGGTGTATTTATAATGCTAATTTAGGATTAATATATTTTAACCTGGGTAGAAGGGATATTTACTTATCTGATGACTTTACTAATTATGACGAAGTAGTATTTCACCTAGTATTATCAGCTATAAATGCTAGTTTATACTGGTATAAATCAAAACAATTAGAATTTATGTTTGAGAATCAAGGTTTAGTAAACGTCGGATCGGATAACGGGTGCGACGCTATATATCATGGATTTTATCAGTATGGTAATAAATCCGCTAATGATGTAAGTACTAGACGTTATCTTAAATGGTATGACGATAGCGGATATATTTGTAACGTATACGGCGTTAAATACTAAGGATATATATTACTATGTATTTCTTATTAAAAAAAGATGAAATTATCAGTATTAGCGCTGATAAAGAATTATTAGAAGCTACGATACGAGACGGCGAGAAAATCGTATCGGAAGAAGACTATATTAAATCATTTACGCTAGAAGACACTATTAACCAACCTTTAAAAGATGATAGTACATCTGATAATATACCTTCTACGTCTTCTAGTGATAATGATGAGGATATAGAAGATTCCGATATAGAATTAAATCCAGTCTTCGTATTAGAAGCGATAACAGATTTACAAACTCAATTAGAAGAATTACAAGAGGTACCACATGAAGAAAGCAGCACCGAAGAAATTGAAACCCTGGCTAATTAGTGCATACGCTAAGTTAGTTATGGCTGGTAAGTATACACTTAACGAATCCGAAGTAACGGAAGACGTGCAACTAGTACCCGAAGCATACCAAGAAGCCGTATCCGAATTTTTAATTAAACTCAATAAAGGTTAATGATGAATAATATCGACATGATATTAGAAATCGTCAAGGATATTAGAAATACTATCCATGATTTCCAACAGCAACAAAACGAAATAAGTAATAGGGTTACTCATGTAGAGGTAACCCTTGAAGATATGAAAAATCGTTTATCTACGCACGAAACGCAGCTAGACAATTTATATGATAAAGACAAAAAATTACAAGGTATTTTCTTATTAATTGCCTTCTGTATTCCTATCGCTATAGGTATTTTAGAGATTATCTTTTAAGGTGGATTATGGATTTAAAACAAGAAGTAGTTAAATCCCTAAAGGGCGCGTATGGATCTATACAAACCAGTAGAATAAAACCTACTGGCGTAGTATTAACGCGCCTATTAATCCTTATGATGCTGTTACCTATATTGCTAGTTATAACTGAATATATCATGTCTTTTATCCGTGGCTATGTTAATGATGATAGTTACAGGATCATCACTACCGGCATTACGATTATAGACCATATATTCATACCTTCAGTATTAACGGCGATAGTCGGATTTTTAGGCTTATGGATTGATAAGAATAACAATGGTATCCCTGACAGATTGGAAGAAGAAGATAAAAAATGAAAGTATTTATAAATCCTGGACACGACTTACAATACGATAGCGGCGCAATTAATAGTACGTATGGTATTACTGAAGCCAATATCGCCAAAGCTATCGGCGATAAGGTAGCGTACTATTTGAATCAAGTAGGATATGAAACGCAAGTTATGCAGTCGGATAATCTAAATTACGATTCAGATTATGCCGATAGACCTTATCCGGTATGCGTGGCGGCTAATGATTGGAATTCTGATATATTTGTATCGATTCATTGTAACGCAGCGAATACGCAAGCTAAAGGCACGGAAACACTTATATATGGATTCGGTGGCGATTCTGAAGAATTAGCGAATTGCGTACAAACACAAATTATTAATAGTTTAGGTACAGTCGATAGAGGTATCAAGGAAAGACCGGAATTAACTGTATTAAAGCGTACACATATGGCGGCTATTCTTATAGAAACGGCTTTTATCGATAATGATGATGACGCCTTACTATTAATTAATAGACAAGATGATTTTGCCCGTGCTATCGCTAGAGGTATAACCGATTATGTATCTTTTAAATAAAAGATTAATACTTACGATAGTATCGATAATTGCTACGCTGATAGTATTAATAGTATCGTGCTATTATTTCTATCATAAAGGATTATCCGATAAAGATGTACCGATTCAATATATACCAGCCGTTACGCCGGAATATGTTAAGACGGCACAAATTAACGCCGGTAAATATAAATCCGATTCCGACGTAAGGGAAGTAACCCATATCATCGAAACAGAATCGAAACGTACGCCGGACGTACAATATGTAACGTATACACAAAAAGAAGCAGATAACCAGGCGCAGCAATTAGCCAAAAAAAATAAATCTGATTACGTCTTAAAAGAAACGAAATCAGATCAACAACAAATTAATAATAATTTCTATGCCATTACGCAAGAAAAGAAACATCGTATCGGTGTAGGCGCTGCTTATATCGATAACGATATTTACGTAACGGCACATTATCAAAATGATAGGCTACGTATCGAAGCATATAAAGGTATAAAATCCCATTCGTCTAAACTAGACGGCGTAGGCGCTTCTTACGATGTAGTCAAATTCTAATACCAGCCGCATACTAATTTATTAGTATGTTAATATATATATCGCCCTCTATTTCATTATAGGGGGCTTTCTTTTTTTTGTCTTTTAAATTTAGATTTCCTATACTAATTTACGGCTAAGTACTAAGGCGTAAATTTGACAAACGCCACGAAGTGGCGTATCAAGTGTAGGCACTAAGCAACGGCTTTCAGCGCATAGAATCCCCATTGAATCACGAAAACAAAAAAATAAACGTATTCAATGAGGAATCCTATTCATATGTTAAGTGCAGTATACTGAAGTATCCGTATTCCATATGCCCTATTTATAGCCGATATTCTACTATCGTATATATTATTACGCGTCTTAATCCATGCCCTACGTATCGTATCATTGCTGATACGTCTATATAATCCCGCCACTTTCGCAGCTGCTAGAATCGAAATCTAGCGATTAAACCATACCCGTCGTAGCTGATTTATCCGCTATTTCATCGCTAAGCGGAATGGGCGTCGCTACATCTTCTACCCTTTAGGGGTTATATAGCTTGAAATAGGTACGCTGGTATAATCCCTACTAATTTATTGCGTCGGCTAGTAATACCGCAGTCATTCACTATCTTTAAATGATTTTCCCTTATATAGCGACGGCTTCGCTTCGTTAATAACGATTCTATAATTATTTAAAGTAGAGTTATAGCCCTCTATCTAGTCTATACTAGGATTCTACATAAAATAAAAAGCACGATTTTAGTACTTACAATACTGTAATACTTTTATCGTGCTTACATATCTTATATAGTTGCTTACCGCCGTCTATAATGTTATAATATGGTTACAAATTAAAAGTTTATAAGTACTGCTAATACTTATTTAACATGCGCCCGTTATCTTACTGCTAATAAGATAGCGGGTTTTTTCTTTTGTAAAATCTATTTATTATTGTGTATGATGTACAAAATAACAACTTGCGAATATTGTTATCGTTGATACTATTATAGCCTGTACAAAATATTTTGCCAATCTATTAATAGAAATTATAATATATAATCCCCGTGCATTTATTGCGGTGGCTGTACGAAACCCTAGGCGAAACTATTACAATCGCTTTCTATTTATATAGCCCTATTGGCGAGGGCTTTATTTACTAAGTAAATAATTCCGGATCTGTTTTAAGCAGCTATCCGGCTAGCTGGCTGCATGATTCTATTTTTACCCTATGCAGCGGGGCAACAAAAAAAGCATAGCCCATAAGATATATTTTTAATATCTTAGCTATGCTAAACAAGTACCCTTTTATATTAGTAAAAATAGTTTAAGTAGTTGTATTTACTACTATTTCCATGATATAATGTATGTACAAATTAAACAAGTTAGCAAGTATTGAGAGTACTTGTCTAGCATATGCCTTCTAATTCTATTGGCGTAGAATTGGTAGGCTTTTTTTTTGCACTTTTTATTTATTATTGTGTAAAGATATTTTGTCTTATACAAGATATTGAGTTACGAAAATCAATATCGTTATGTATATAATATCATTTCTATTTCATTTTGCCAATAGTAATGATTTACGAAGCCTTTATCTAAGCCGTTACACACTTTAAAAGTTTACTATCTTTTATTTAAAAGATAAAACTATTAAGGAAAAAGCACCAGTATTTTATATGCTGGTGCTTATCCTATATCTTCTTTGTACTCATCATCATAATATATCTAATAACGTATAAAGTCAATTACGCTATATATCTTTTATTTAATAGATTACATAGTAAGAGGTAAAGCCAGGGTATAAAATCCCGGCTTATAATCCCTTAATTTTATTACTATTTGTAACCCAACTTCATAATATATCTGATAATGGATTATGTCAATTATATTTTACTATATCAATAATTATCTTTTATAAAAAAGATTCTTTATCTATTTACAAAAAGACAAAATATATGTTATAGTCTAATTAATGGAAAAGGGGGCTAAATTATGAGTATAGTCGCATTTATTAATCAAAAAGGCGGCGTCGGTAAATCATTACTATCCTTTAATATTGGTATGTATTTATCATCTATTAAAAAGAAGAAAATATTATTTGTAGATTTAGACGCGCAAGCCACTTTAACGGATTTAACAATTCCGACGATAGACGTAGAATATACGTTATTTGATTTACTTAAAAGAAAGGGTACTGATCCGACTAGTGCAATTATTAGTACGGATAACTTCGATATTATCCCTGGGGATATTCAAGTAGCTGGCTTATCTTCTAAGATTCAAAAGAATACCTTATTAGATATCTTTAAAAGTATTAAGAAGAAGTATGATTATATTATTTTAGATTGCCCGCCGTCTTTAGGCAGCATGAATATAGCAGCGCTTAATGCAGCCGATACTATTATTAGTATAGTGAAACCTGATATCGTATCGACTAGAGGATTAAATTTACTATCGGATACGATTAGATCGGAAGTATCGCAAAGAAGAAAAATAACCGCCGTTATTGTAAATCAATATAAGAAACGTAAGATATCTGAATTAACTGTACAACTCACAAAGCAAGATTATCCGTTATTGGATACCTTAGTACGTGATTCTTCAGCATTATCGGAAAGCGCTAGTATATCGCAATCAATCATAGAATATGGACAAAATAATAACGGCTATAAAGATATCGAAGCCGTTACGGAAGAAATGTTAGATAAGGGGATTTTATAATATGGTACGTATGGAATTAACTGAATATCTAAAGCAAAAACAAAAACAAATTAATAAGAAGAAGCCTAAACGTAAAGCGATTATCGCGAAAGAAAAAGATAATCGCGGGCGTAAGCCTATCTATGATAGCGCCGATGACGTTAAGAATGTAAATGGATTCTTCTACGTCGATGACTATGTTTATTTCTGTAATCTTGCTTATACGTTGCGTTATAGTCAAATCATTTTAGCTAATAAACTTTTTACGGATTTATTTGAATACTTACGCGATACTCATAATACTATCGATATTATGTTTTTACTGGGTATTGGTAAGGAAGGTAATAAAGATAGTTGCGTTAAGAAAAATATCCGCTTATACAAAGATATTCATGAAGAATATGATACGTTACGCAAAACGTCGAAACGTACTATCGCCGATATCTTTAATTGTGCAGTAGAATTATTTAGACACAATAATCCAGGATTCGAAATTATAGAAAATCCAAGAATCAATGTTAATGATTTTAAAATAGTACCGATGAAAGGAAATTTCCGTACAAAATAAATAGGTATATCATAATATACTATTTCTAATAAATCGATATAAATATACGTTACTTTTAATAGATTTATCCAACAAAATACGAATGATTATACAGATAGTAGACCAGCTTTTTTATGAAGCCAGGTACTATCTGTATTTTTGTATCTAAAATTACTTCCGATACCTATACACTTATCGGAAATTATAAATTATTAGCCTTTAATAAGTCGTACATTGAAGACCTTCGCTAAATAAGAAATTGCTTCCCTAAAATTACAATCCTGTAACATCATCACGCAATTAATAATATCGCTTCCATGCCCTTCGCCGTAGCTTTCACAATCCGGATTAAAGCAATAATATCGGTAGCCTTCTTTTTCATCGCCGATGATATTGGCGGAATCGTTTGTATCATCATGGAAGATACAGTTAAATAATCCATGATCCGGTACGCCTAAGAAATCGGCTAGATTATAGCGCTTTACTAAATTCTTAAAAGTAGAGGACGTTAATTTCATACCATTAATAGTATCGTTTACTAGAAAAACAGACTTTCGACGAATTGCCTTAATGCGTTGGTTATTGATTTTAGATATATCCTTAGTTTTATGATTTTGTACGGCTTTAATAGTCATAGGATACATAGTTAGATAGTCATTACAAGCGGATTCGATATCGTCTTTAGATTCGGATAATTCATGTACGAAATCATCGATATTATATCTTACATTATTAGAATCGAAGATAGTTACATCGTATTCGTCATAGTCGCCCTTCTTCCATATACTACCTGGCATACGTAATACGCGGGCTTTATCGGATACGGCAGTATCGGCTATCTTAATAGTCCTAACTAACATATCTTCGGCAGCTTGCCATAATTCGCCATTATTAATATGGTTAATAGCCCATATACAATGATATCCGTTACGCGTATCGGTAATAACAGTCGGTACTAATGGAAGGCTATAGATGACTTCTAACATCGCTTCTTTACGTGCAGCGACTTCTTCTAAACTAAAATAGTTACCTTCTTCGTCTTTACCAGCGTCGATATTGATAAATAGATTCCGGTACGTCGTAATATCAGACGCCCTACGTTTACCAGCTTTACGACTTTCATTCGCTAAGAAGAATGTATTAATAGTATCGCTGAAGTGGTAGATATCAGCTTTCTTATTATTTAAAACTAATTTATTAAAGACTGATAAATGATTTGTATCGTCGTCGTCTTCAGTCAAATATTCAGTAGCTTCCTTATGCGTATGTGTACCATATTGACTATAATAAGCGTCGGTAAACATAGCTATTGTAGTATCGTCTAATTTCTTATCGATATCAGACTTAAATAACCAATATGCCAGCGGCGTAATACTGTAATTTAACTGCATTACAGCCGGATTCATGAATATAGCTTCATAGGTTACGTCATGATTAGAAATCCATTTATTAACCTTGAATATATTAGCCTTCGTACATCTAGCAAAAAACTTTTTAAAGGCGTCTTTTTTTAGTCCTAATACTTCTTGTAAATCAGTTTTTTTCATAGGTACTTGACGTCGATTAATCGGATCATAGCATTTTAACGTACTATCAGATTTTAAATGAGTGGATACAACTCTTACCAGCTTTAATATATCGCTGGCGGTTAATCCTCTACTTTCAAAATCGAAGGCGTAGTCTATACTAACTTTAGTACTGAATAACTTCGCGGATTGTAAACGCCCTTCATCTGTTACGTTAGTCGTTTTAGATTGGTAGTATTTGTTATTGTCATCAGCATGGGTAAAAATCACATTTTTCATAGTTTTATAATCTCCTATTAGTGCTTAAATTGGATATGTTTAACATCGGTTAAATATTCGATAGAATCTTCACGTTTTTCTCTTTCTTTCAAGCCGCGCGCAGTATAACAGCTGTATTCTGTACGATTCTTAACATCGGACTTATTATTTCTATCTTTGAAATATAGGCTATCTATAATCGAATCGTATTCATAAGAGTTATTAGCCTTTAAAAGGAAGCCGATAATTTCAGCTTCCGTATAGTTGTCATGGCTTAAAAGAGTGTTAGCGAATTTTAATGTATTAATGTTACTTGTCATAGTGTAAATGCCTTTCGAATTGTATTAATGCGTTATGATATACGCCGTTAAGAGTGGATTTTGTAATACCTAACATAGCTGCTACTTCAGCTTGTGTATAACCTTCGATACAGATTTTTTCTAAAATAAATTGATGACGTGGCTTTAATTTATGTAACGCTGCTTCTATATCGATAAGGTATCCGACAACTTCGATATTATTTGTTGCGCTTGCTTTAAGTTGGCTATACAAACTTATTACCTTTTTAGAATCCATTTATTCATACCCTTTCTGATTGCTTTCACTAAGTATTTAACGATGATAATTCCGATGTACAGGCTTAAAAGGATATGAAGGGCAGTAACGAATGTATCCCATATCATTAATGCTAATATCGCGCATACCATATAAAAGATTTCTTCATTTCTAATTAGTTTTTTCATTTTGTACCGCCTTGTAAACTAACTCATAATTATCTAATTTGTATTCCCGTATCAAGATTCCTAAATCTTTTAACAGCTTACGACTAACTATCTTTACTTTAGATTGATACAGTAGCTTCTTATTCTTGCCGTAACTGTATGTATTCGTAATCAATGTCTTAACGCTGGTATCGTCTTTAATCGATTCAGCGTATGCCCTGAAGGCTTTTCCGTCGTATACGTAACATCGGTTTAATTCGGGGAAGACGCTAAATATGTAATCTGCTTCCGTTATTAGCGCCCAACCTTTACTATCCGTAGTTATATTACTGACTACTTCGATACATTGATTGGAATATTTAGAATTATCCGTCTTAACTTCGATAAGTGATTCATGACTAGTAAGGATCGCTTTTACGTCGTTTGATTTAGATAATTCGTATGATGTAGTGAAATCGACGTCGATACTTCTAAAAGCCGGCGTATCACATTTAAAGACGTCTTTACCTTGCTTAGTCTTTAAGTAATTCTTAACCCATGCTTCGCCGTAGTCGCCAAGTACTACATCTTGCCGGAATGACTTAGATAATTGTGAAATCGTTGTATTATTCATGCTGTACCTCAAAATTTACAATATATTTCAATGAAGGTATTTAACTTGTCTTTTTTAAAAAGACTAGGTTAATCATTAAGAAAAGCGTCATCGATTAACGCTTCTATTAGTTATATTACCTAGTTAGTCATCGTATATTGTAAAAATTTTCATGTATGCAAAATTAATATATTATGCTATTAAATTGCATTTAATGAATAATACCAAATATCGCGTTACAAGTCGGCACGATATTATTCGCATTAACTGGCATTGTCTATATTAAATTCTCTACAGTTACAGTATAACATATTTAACTTATTTTAAAAAGATAAGTATTTGACTTTTTGATTAACTTACAAAAAATAGCTATTCTTTTCTTTTAAGCGGTGTAAAGTCAGGCTTAAAAGGAAAGCAGATATTTTAGGGATACGGATTTTAAATGTATTTTGTAACTGGATCATCAACGTCATAGCCGCCGGAAAAATACTACGGCTGCAAAACTACATATCTTATATTAGTGTGAATTTGTAGTAAATTTTCTAAAAAAGTCAGTATTTATCTATGTTTATCGGCTTTTAGATGGGGTATGATTTATACCCCTTTTGCTATCGAAAAGGGTACGAATCGTACCCCTTACATTGTATACAATTAAAATCTAATATTTAATCCGGCGGCTATCCTCTTCTTTTAAGTCTATGGATTAACCTCTACCGATAGTATTACCAGCTTCGATATTATTATTAACTACAGCAGCTAGAATATTTTTTTTAATAGCCATAACTACAAATCTACATATCTTTATATAGTGTGAATTTGTATAAAATTTTTAAAGAAATGCAGTATCTATCTATGTTTATAGCGTTTTAGGTGGGGTACGAATCGTACCCTTTTCGATAGTAAAAAGGGTATCATTTATACCCTTTACATTGTATACAATCTAAATATACATATTCGCCGCCCATTATTCTTATTAGATATTTAATCTAAACTAAACACAAAAGCCGTACTTTTAATATACTTAGTACGCTTATATTATGAAGGGATACATAATACATATATCGCCGCCGATAACTTTTTAAATCACATTCTTCATTATCAGCCTTATCATTAATAGATATAGATATATATTATGTACTACCTTCAAAAGAGAATCCTCATGCTAGGAAAATGCCAATATTTTAAAACCTCCTATTAAAAGAAATAACTTACCTTCTATTTAAGCGGTTACTCCTTACGCTAACAAATATAAGGTAGGTTATTTTTTTACCAGCTTAAAAATTATGATTTCAAAAAATCTAAAGTTTTTTTACAACTCAAAAGAATGGATACAGCTATCAGACCACATCAGAAAAAAATACTTTCACATATGTCAAGATTGCGGTAAGCCTAATTCTAAAGAAGTACATCACGTCATACCGGTTACAGAATTAAATGTACATGATCCGACTATAACTTTAAATCCGGATAACCTAGTACTACTATGTAACGATTGTCATAACAAAAGACATAACAGATTTATACGTAACATATCACCAGCACAACGACGCAGCATACACTTCGATAGTATGGGTAACGTCGTATCCCTTACCGATAATAACCCTAGTATCTGATATTAATACTAATAGTAATAGTATCCCCCCTACCTACACGATAAAAACATTTTGACGAAAGACCGGCGCCCTCTTTTTCGCATAATAAAAGGGCTTTTTATTAAAAGGTGTAGTCTTTTTAAAAAAGATAAATTTATGAAGTACAATTTTAAGATAGATTTAATCACAAAAGAAGAAGCTATTAAGATGATACAGACGTATCATTATTCGAATACGCTTCCTAGAATTAACAAATACTTCCTAGGCTGCTTTTTAGATTCTAAATTAGTAGGCTGCATTACATTAGGATATGGCACACGCCCAAAACATACTATACAATGCCTATTTGATAATCTTGATACATCTGATTATTTAGAGATTGGCAGAATGTGTATGACTGATTCCATGCCTAGAAATTCAGAATCCCAAATGTTAAAAGCAGCCATCAAATGGATTAAACAAAATACAGATATTAAAGTATTGTTTACCTGGGCGGACGGAATGTTAGGTAAATGCGGCTATGTATACCAGGCGTCTAATTTCATATATGCTGGTACATCTGATTCCGATATTTACTTATTCGAAGGCTATAAGATTCACCCTAGACAAACGCGCGACTTATTCAAGAAAGATGATAACGATACTAGACTTTCCATTAGACCGACTATCCAACAGATGAAGGAATATAATGTATCAAGATATAAAGGTCATCAATTTAAGTATCTATATCTTCTAGGCAACCATAAAGAAAAAAAAGAATTGTTAAGTCATGCAACCTTTACCAGCCTTCCATATCCAAAGAAGAAAGATTTAACCTGGAAGACCTATAATCTTGATTTAAAAAAATGGGTATCGTCATCTATGCCGCCATATAAAACTGACTTTAATCAATCTATTAATAAAAAGACACTAATTAAATTAATGAAGAAGAAACGAAATGAAACAGAATAAGTATACCGATATCTCATTCTTTTTTAAAAAAGATACCTATGATATCGATTCTGTACTAATCAAAAGTACAGACCAATATATCGCCTTCATATTCACCAACGAAGACGAAGCGATTCAGATTATGAATCATCTACGATACGGCAAAACTAAGACGATTTCTTTTACGATTGCCGATACGTTATTTAAGGCGCATAATTGCGCGCTATATTCCCTATCTAATTATACTGATAATTCAACTGTTACAATCGCTTATGATTGGCTAACATCTGAAAAGGCATAATATGGAAGAAACCAATAGAGAAAAATTACTGAAGAAAGAAACTAATAAATTGAAGAAGATATTTAAGCCCTTACTAGACGATACATCGTTTAATATCGCGCAAGGATTGATAAATAACGCCGCTTTCATGTACATCACTCTTTTAAGCCTTCAGCAAGATATATTATTAAATGGCTGTACTGAAGAATATCAAAACGGCGCTAACCAATCCGGGATTAAGGAATCTTCTTCTATTAAAGTCTATAACAACATGATCCGCAGCTATAATACAGTTATTAAAAATTTAATAGGATTGTTACCAGCCGAAAGACAATCCGACGTACAAGATACCTTAACGGCTTTTATTTCTAAGTAGGTGAAACGATGAATTATATCCAGCAATACTACGACGAAATAGAATCCGGTAAGATTATTACGTCTAAGAAAGTAGCGGCTGTATATAAATATCTTGTCTATCATTTAAAAGATGATACATCACCTTATACATATAATAATGATAAAGCATTACACGTTATTAGATTTATCGAATCATTTTGTAAACATGGCGAAGGTAAATTAGCCGGTAAACCTTTTATCCTTGAATTATGGCAAAAAGCGTTATTATCGGCATTATTCGGATTCGTCGATAAGAAGACTGGGTATCGTCAATTTAGAGAATTAATATTAATCGTTGCCCGTAAGAATGGTAAATCTGTATTCGCTTCGGCTATCGCCCTTTACTTACTATATGCCGATAAAGAAGCTGGGGCGCAATTATACAGTGCAGCTACTAAGAAAGACCAGGCAAAAATAATATGGGAATCGGCTAAGAAGATGATAAATAAGTCGCCCGAATTAAAGCGCCATGCCAAGATATATATTAGCGAAATCAAATGCGATATAGGCGACGGCATATTTAAACCGCTTTCATCTGAATCAAATACATTAGACGGCTTGAATGTACATGCTAGTTTTATAGACGAATTACACGCTATCAAAGATAAAAACTTATACGACGTATTAGTCGACGGAATGTCAGCACGTACGCAGCCTTTATCAGTTATAACTTCGACTTCCGGTATGATTCGCGATAATATCTATGATTTAAAATACGACGAATGTACCCGTATTATTAATAGATTCTTACAAGATGATTTTACCGATACGACAATACTACCAATCGTATACGAATTAGATAACCGAAACGAAATCGATACCCCTGAAAATTGGTTAAAAGCGAATCCGAATTTAGGCGTATCGAAGCAAATATCTTACCTACAAAATAAAGTACAAGCTGCAAAAGATGATAATAGACATTTACCGAATCTATTATGTAAAGACTTTAATATTCCCGTTAATGGGAATACGGCTTACTTCGATATCGATACGATTATTAATACCGATACTTTTGATATGGAAGAATTAAGAAATTGCTACTATATCGGCGGCTGGGATTTATCTCAACAAATCGACTTAACATCGGCTTGTATGCTGTTTAAAAAAGCGTCTTCCGATATCATATACGTCAAATCGATGTATTTTATTCCGGAAGATCGCTTAGCCGAATATGAAGCCCGCGACGATAAACCATATACAGCCTGGTACAATCAAGGATTATTACGACTTACGAAAGGTAAGAATATTAATCCTATGGATATCTTAGATTGGTATACGGAAATGCAAGATATATACGGCGTATTTCCTTTTAAATTCGGATATGACGCCTGGGGTAGCGCCCAATTAACGGAAGGGCTTCAAATGCAATACGGAAAAGACATATGCGAAGAAGTACGCCAGGGCAAGAAAACCCTTTCTATTCCTATGCAACGTATCAAAAACGATATCGAAGATAAGTTAATTAATTACAATAACAATCCCATTACTATATGGAATTTAGCTTGCGTCGAAGCCGATACCGATATTAACGGAAATATCCAACCGGCTAAGAATCGTAACAAAAACGGCATTAGGATAGACGGATTCGCCGCCTTACTTAATGCGTATACTATTTATTTAAACAATCAAGAAGATTATTCTTATATGAATCTATCTTACTAGTTTATCTATTAATTAAAAGAAAGAATATAAACCATGTTAGATATTATCTATTTCTTAATTATCATCATCTTAATATTTATTATTGCTAGATTCATGTTACCGCTATTAATTGGACTATTAGTATTATTAGCGGCAGTTATTCGTTATGTTTACACTAACTTAAAATCTAAACTAAGAAAGGTACGTAAATAATGGAATTTCGAAATCTATTGTCTACTATCTTCGGAAATAATAAACCGCCTATTAATTTAGAAAATGCGCAGCTAATTAATTCATTTAATAGCTTAATCACTAACTATAATTCAGAAATCTATAACGATTTAACAGTTAGATCATGCGTCGACACTATCGCGCGCCACGTATCTAAATTAAAGCCGGTACATATCATCAAAGACGAAGACGGAAGACATTTACAATCTACTACTATTAATAGCCTTCTTAATAGTAGACCAAACATCTATATGAGTACGGCGGATTTCCTTTATAAAGTTACTAGCCAACTATTATATTATGGAAACGCTTTTATCTTTTTACAAAAAGATACACAAAATAATATTATCGGCTTTTATCCTATCGACTTCGCTACGTGTGAATTAAAGGAAGTTAATAATGCTTTATATCTAAAATTTAACTTTTATACCGGTAAGACTATCGCCGTACCATATACAGATATCATTCATATCAGACGTAACTTTTCATCCCATGACTTCTTAGGTCAAGACGCATACCAACCATTACAAGAAACTTTATCTAATCTTTTTAAAGCAAGACGAAGCATTTCGAATAAGGTAGAAAATTCCGGAAAGATTTCCGGCGTACTTAAAATCAAAGGTAATGTAGGTCAAGAAAATTGGATTACACAAGCTAAAACATTCGCTAAGAATTTCATGTCTTTTACAAATGATACGGGCGGTATAGCCGCAGTCGATTCTTCTACTGATTTTGTACCGATTACGAATAAAGTAGAATCCGCCGAGGATACACAATTAAAATACCTTCAATCGGAAGTATATTCTTATTTCGGCTTAACGGAAGCTATAGTATCCGGTAATTATACCGAAACAGAATGGCAAGCGTTTTATGAATCTATTATCGAATCGATTAAGATTCAGCTTAGCCAAGAATTTACAGCTAAGGTATTTACAGACCAGGAAAGAAAGTATGGCAATCTTATCGACTTTAATTCGAATCGTCTTACGTATGCGTCTACAGCTAATAAGGTATCTATGGTTAAAGAATTAGGCGCATTAGGCTTATTAACTACAAACGAAGCCCGCGAATTGTTTGACTTACCGCCGGTAGAAGACGGCGATAAACGCCTAGTATCCTTGAATTATATCAATGCTGATAAAGCCGACGAATACCAATTAAAAGAAAAGGAATAATATATAATGCTAGAAATTAGAAGCGCGGAAGAATCCGTATTAGAAACCAAAGAAGATATGTTTATCGCGGGTTATGCCCTTGTATTTAATAGTCCTACTCTTATCGGATCTATTAACGATACAAATTATTATGAAGTTATTGAAACATACGCCCTTGATAATTGTGATTTAACAGATATCGTACTTCGTTATAACCACGATGATAAAACGCAATTATTAGCCCGTACATCAAATAATACTCTATCTGTTAAAGTCGACGATATCGGACTATATATCGAAGCGACTATCGCTAATACAACTACGGGGCGAGATATCTACGAATTAATTAAACGCGGCGACATTTCTAAAATGTCTTTCGGCTTTATCGTCGATAAAGATTCTTATAAAGGTAATACCCGTCATATCGAATCTATTAAAGCGATTAAAGACGTATCCGTAGTCGATTTCCCGGCATACGATGATACATCGGTACAAGCTATCTATCGAAACTTTAAACAAATTCAAGAAGAAGCTGAAACCAATCATCTACGCGAAGCGCTTAAAGCCGTACTTTTAACGGATTAATACGCTTATATAGTAGAAGGTTAATATCAAAAATAAACTAGTGCTATCTTACCAGGTGGCACTTTTTTAGTACTATTTTTCTTTTATTTAAAAGATGAAAGGCACATAATGGCAAGAATTGACGAAATTAACGCCCGTAAAGTTGAAATCCGTAGTCTTATTGATTCCGCGGATATGGAAACTTTAAAAGCATTTCAAACTGAATTAGCTAGCCTCAACGAAGAAGCCGAAGAATTACGCGCCCGCGAAGAAGTAGCTAAGCAATTAGAAACTAACAACAATCTAGGAAATTCTATTAATTTAAAAGGACAACACGAAATGACAAATCCAACATTTGAATCTCAAGAATATCGTTCCGCTTTTATGGAATATGTAACTAAAGGTACTGAAATTCCTCAAGAATTTCGCGCAGCTGCTACATCTGTAACCGCAGATAACGGCGCCGTAATCCCTACGACTGTACTTAATGAAATCGTAACTAAATTAGAAGCATACGGCGATATCTTGCCACGCGTACGCCGTGTATCTTATCCTGCTGGTGTTACTGTACCGGCTTCCGCTACTAAATTCGAAGCAGTATGGCAAAACGAAAACGCAGTCGGTGAATCTCAAAAAATGACTACTGCTTCTATTTCCTTTACTGCTTACCAATTACGTTGTAATGCTGGTGTATCCTTCCAAATGGACGTACGCAGCCTTGCAGCCTTCGAATCCGCATTAGTTAAAAATGTAGTCGACGCTATGGGTAAAGCCCTAGAAAAAGCTATCGTATCCGGTACTGGCGTAGGTCAACCGACTGGCATTACAGCAGCTACACCAGCGGCAAAAGTAGACGCTACAGCTTGCGACTATGCGACTTTGGTAAAAGCAGTAAAAGCCGTACCAACTGCATACAAAAAAGATTTTGTATTTATCATGAATGAAGGCACAGCCCTTAACTTCGCGACTATGGTAGATAAAAACGGACAACCTATTATTAACGCTGGTATCGTGCAAGCCCCTCAATATCGCTTCTTAGGTCATGACGTAGTATTAACAGACGCTTTACCAGACTTCGACGCAGCAGTCGCAACTAATACAGTCGCTGTATTGTTTGATTTGTCTAAATATATGCTTAATACCTCTTATGAAGTAGACCTTTATACATATACTGACAATGCTACACGTCAAAAAGTTTATGATTCTATCGCATTAGTAGACGGAAAAGTAATCGACGCTAACGGCTTAGTCTTCGTTAATAAAAAATAAGGATTTAACCTATGACGCTTGACGATGTAAAACTATATCTTCGCATTGATACCGATGAAGAAGATACAGAATTACAGCAATTAATTAATGCGTCTATCGGCTATATCGAATCGACAACGGGAAAGAAATATAACGATAGTTACCCTTTAATGGGGCAGCTATCGTTATTACTTATATCCCATTGGTACACCAATCGGAATATGGCTAATAAATCGTCTATGATTGCCGAGTACCCTCATTCTATAACGGATATGCTTACGACTATTAAATATAACGCTACGTATGAAGAGGTTACATCATGATTCTAAATCCCGGAAGATTAAATAGACGTATTACATTTTACAGAAAACAAAACATTACAACGCCTAAAGGCTTTTCTACTGTACAAGATACGCCCATTTATAAATGCTGGGCGGCTATCTATCCAGTCAGAAATATAGATAATACATCTAATTCTGTTATTCAGAATACAGACCAAACTAAATTCATTATCAGATATACAAAAAAAATTACTTTCGATACGAATATGACTATTAAATTTAAAGAGAAAGTCTATCGTATCATTGGTATTACTGATCCGTATGATGATATGGAATCCCTAGAGATTATAGCGGAATCTATTAGCCGTGGTACTAATTCAAACAATAAGACACGGGGTACGAAATAATGGCAAGCCTTGAATTTCTAAACATAGATGACTTAATCGATAACATCGCCAACGCTATTGCCGACTATCCCGAAGAAGCCGAAAAGGCATTAAATCGTACAGGGTTAGCACTAAAAAAAGAATTAGCTAATAAGACACCGGATTCCGGCACGGATCATAAAAAGAAATTGTCTAAATCCTGGAAGAAGCGCGTAACCGGTACAAACCTTACCAATTTACAAGCCGAAGTATTTAATACAGCGCCTCATATTGGCTTAGTCGATAGAGGGCATAGGCTAGTATCTAAAACTGGTAAGACTATCGGATTCGTGCAAGGTAAACATTTTATCGATTCGACTACGAAGGAAGTCGGACGTACTGTACTTCCGGTCGAAATGGATAAAATGGTTAAAAAACTAAAGAAAAAGATAGAGGGATAACATGAATCAAATCGATATTTTATCTACTGTTAAAGATAAGATAGCGGATATATATAGTTACCCTATCTATCTTGACGAAACTAAAGAGGGCTTCGAATCGCCATGCTTTTTCTTAAAGGCGATTCGGACGTCTAACCGCAACAATTACAACTATCAAAAGAATTATGTATCGGTATATGTTACTTTCTTTTCCGAGAAAGGCACATTATTAGCCGAAGACTTATACGATATTCAAGACAAATTAATAGATACTTTTACATACGGATTTTATCTATTAAATAAAAGACGTCATGTCTTAACAGAAAATCTACATACAGAAATTGACGGCGATGATAGCGATATCATTACTTTCTCTTTCGATGTAAGCTACTTCGACGCCTTACCGAATACCGATACCAATAATTACGACATGATGAATACTTTACATTTACAAGAAAGGTATAAATAATGGGCTTACCTGAAATTAGTGTATATTTCAAAGAAAAAGGCATTGCAGCCATTGAATCCGCTAAACGTGGTATCATTCTTCTTTTGTTGAATGATACAAGCGTACAAGCCGTTACAAAATATACAATCTTCGATAACGACGATATCCCCGACACATTATCCGAAGACAATAAAAAACAACTAGAATTAGCGTTAATCGGCTATCAAACGACACCTTATAAAATCGTAGCTTTAACATTCCCTAAAGGCGCGAAAGTAACCGATATCAACGCTAAATTAAAAGCAGCCGAAGCGATTAAATTTACGTATCTAGTGTATCCGGAAGCAACAGCGGAAGAAACTTCTTCTATCGCTACATGGATTAAGGCACAACGTACGCAAAAGGATAATAAAGTTAAAGCTGTATTATTTAAAAACGCAGCCGATAACGAAGGTATCATTAATGTTACAAACGAATATTTTGAAGTCAAAGACAAAAAATATACCGGTCAACAATATTTATCCCGTATCGCTGGTTTAATTTGTGGTACACCGGCTACAATTTCTTGTACATTCGCGCCACTTCCTGAAGTTACCGGCGTAGAATTTGTAGATCGCGAAACATTAGACCGCCGTATCGACGCCGGCGAATTTGTAGTCTTCGATGACGGCGAAAAAATTAAAGTAGCGCGCGGCGTAAACTCTTTCGTAACTACAATCCAAGAGAAAGGGAAATCTTTCAAGAAAATTAAATTAGTCGAATTAATGGATATGATTCATGACGACATTAAGAAAACGGCTGAAGACAATTACTTAGGTAAATACGCCAATTCTTATGATAATCGTTGTTTACTAGTTACGGCGATTAATGGTTATTTTCTTGAATTAGAAGCGGCTTCGCTAGCCGAAAAAGGACATAATAACTGTACTATCGACGTCGACGCAACTAAGATTTATCTTATGAAGAATGGACGTAAGACTAAAGAAGAATTAAAAGCCATGAAAGATATCGACATTAAATACGAAAATATCGGCGATAATGTCTTCTTAACGGCTGAAATGTCTTTACTTGACGCAATCGAAACTATTAAATTACCTATCCATATCTAATAAAGGAAGTATCCCATATGCAAAATTACGAAGCTAAACAAACCATTAACGGCACTCATGGCGAAGTATGGGTTAATTCCCATTATTTAGCCGAAGTTATTAGCCTAAAGGCACAATATACTTTAGACAAAACAGAAATTAAACGCGTTAAGCATTTATCCAAAGCATACAAAGTAATTAGTATTACAGGTAAAGGAAGTATTAAACTTCATAAAGTAGATAGCTTCTTCTTAAAATCCATGGCGGAAGATATCCAAGCTGGTAAACAGCCTGTATTTACGATTGAATCTAAATTGAATGATCCTGACGCTAAAGGCGAAGAAAGAATTATTATCCGCGACGCTACATTCGATACGCTTAACTTAATCGACTGGGAAGCCGGTAAAGTTGGCGAAGATTCCTACAATTTCACATTCTCAGAATTTGAAATCATGGAATCTATCGACTAATTACAACTAAATCATAAGGGGGCTTTAATAGCCCTCTTATCTTTTATTTAATAGAAAGAAGATATATATAATGGCTGAAATTAATTTAGTCGATACCTTACTTAATAAGGATATCGAAACACTAACTAAAAAGGATACTTGTACTTACATAGTAGAATCCTTATCTAAAAAAACTAACTCTAATTTTGAAATCACCTTACAAGCATTAAATGCAAACGATTTTATGCGTATTCGTCGACAATGTACCTCTACAGACAAGAAAGGTAGAAGCAATATGGACGAATCCAAGTTTACAGCGAATTTACTTCTTGAAGGTATTAAGAATCCGGATTTACATAATGAAGCATTAGTACGCCATTACAAGGTAGCAACGCCGGCAGAATTGGCTATGTCTATGTTTACAGTAGGCGAAATCGGCGATATCGTTACTAAGATTAATGAATTATCCGGCAATACTATCGAAGATTCTGAAGAAGCTGAAGACGAAATAAAAAACTAATTAACACCAATAGAGATATACAAACTATGTACTTCTTATATCGGTATCATCATATACTACCTAGTACATATTTTAAGTTGCCTATTGGTGAAAAAATTGTAGTTAATGCCTTCGTAAGTTATGAAATAGAAAAGCGAATCGAAGAATCCGAATCGCTGAAAGGTAATTAATGGCTACAGTAATAGACGCAATTATTAAATTGCAAGACGAAATGTCAGACAAGCTAAAGGCTGTTAATAGCAATCTGAAAAAGACTGATAGAATGGCTAAGGCTACCAGCAAAAGTATCGCGAATATGGGTAAGAAGTTTAATGGCGCAGCTAGTGCGTTACAACCCTTCGCCATGGCGGCAGTCGGTACGGCTACCCTAGCAGTCAATGCCTTCGCTGATTTTGATACCAAACATCATGCCATGTTAAATAAACTAGACGAAGAAACGCGTAAAAGTGCTGATGTATCTAAACAGGCTTTTACCGATATGTCTTTAGGAATCGCCAAATCAGCCGAAGAATTGGTCGGTATAGCTAACTCATTAGGCGGCGCGATTGACGGATTAACCGGTAACGAATTGAATAAGATGACGCAAGAAGTCGCAAAATTCGCTATCGCTACCGACACGGCTTCCGACGTCGCTTCCGAAATGGTATCGAATACAGTTAATGCCTTCAAATTGCCAGCTACTGAAGTACCTAAATTATTAGACGCTATTACGGCGGCTTCTAACTATTCTTCCGCCGATGTAGCCGATTTAGGCGAAGCACTA